TGCTTTAATTCACTTTCTATATCTTTACAAATTGCATTTATAATTTGATCAGGATTATCAGGGAATTCAAATCTGAACCTTTTCCACTTTCTTCGAACAAATGAAACAACTTTATCTCTTGTTCCCGGGAAACCGTTTAACTCCAAGAAAGCTAATCTTTGACTAATATTGTATTTCCAATCCATAAATTCATCAATATCATCGAGATAATCTACCAACTTATTATATTTAATTTTATCTTCAATAGTATATGGAAGGGTGTCAGGTTCTGCTACAGATTCTAAATTCTCTAAATCAGCTATTCCTTCAAGTAATCTTTGAATATTAGAAGGTCGAGGATCATTATTCCTTATACTTTGATGAATATTAATATCTCTGTTTGCAATATTAATATTATTATTATCTCCATCAACTTCAGCAGATGTACTATTTTTTAACATTTTTAATATCTCGGTCAGCAATATTTGTTGAATTATTATTACCATTAATTGTGATATTATTTTTTGAAGTGTTCTTACTCCTATTAACTGACCAACTAACACTAAATATTATGGCTAATATTGCCAATATTAATTTACTAATTAGAGCCCAATCAAAATTATTTAAATCCAATTTAAATCCCCTATTATTTAAAAAACTTTATACAGCTCTATTAATATTGGTTTCTTTCAAATTATAGTCTTGTATAAAATTACTTATATATTAAATTTCACCAACTCTCAGTAGACGTTATCCGCCATACCCACCCCACAATTTCAAACTCCTGTTCTTTTCTTTCCTCAGCAGTTAGTAAAACCTCTGGGTACTCCACAGTATTGTCCGAAACAATCCTGACGCCACCCATCGGCAGGTTATAAAGCCGCTTGGCTACAAACAGCCCACCATGACAGATCGCAAAGATCTTGCCGTCTTTAATTGTTTTACGTCCCAAATCCAGATAGATCGTATCACCATCTTTAATAGTCGGTTTCATCGAGTCGCCACTTGCACCAGTAGCCACCGCATTCTCTTTTTCAATTCCCAAATCACGCAAGGTAGCTTTAGAAATACGTAATGCCTGTGACTGGGCTTTAAGTGCTTCACCAACAGAACCAGAACCGCAGTCAAAACTAAAATTCTGAAAGAAAGGAATCTCTATTTCATCTTCTTCAATAGGCGTGGTTTCGTCCCATGCTGAGATCTCTTGTAAATTTTGTTCTTTTAGAGGTGTAGGGCCTTCACCAGTCAGAATCCACTCAGGTGTAGTTTTGAGTGCTTTTGCAAGAGGAGTAATGCTCTTTCCACTAGGCGTATTTACACCAGAAATCCATTTGGAAACCGTACCCTTGCTAGATTTAGTAGCAGCTATCAAATCCACTTGTTGGAGATTGAGCTGCTTCATCCTTAATAAGATTCTTTCTGAGACGTTACTCATTATTTAATCCTTACTTTTATGTTTCCGATAGTAAACAAGTCAATTGACCTAAAAAGAAACTTATGGTTTACTTAAAGAAACAAAAGGTTTATTAAGGGAAACTATATGAATGTAGATGATCTCAAAAATCACTATGAAGCCGAGAATGATGCTGAATTAGCGCGACTTTTAAAGAAAACACGGGGCGCTATTAGTAAATGGCGTACTTACGGCATTCCAATCTCAACACAAGCAGTTATTCAAGTTCAGACTAAAGGCAAGTTAAAAGCTGATCTCCGAGCTTTAACTGCCTAGTCATTCTTGCTCCATAGACCCTCAAAGTAAACGTGAATAAAAACAAGGCTTCACATATGGAAACCCAATTCAGTAAAAGTGCCCAGGCTGCGCTCTACAAAATGATTCATCAGACACCTGGTATTGATCCTAAACAGATCGCCGATGTTCTAGGGGATTCTCATAAAACAGTTTTGAACTATGCCAACCCGAACATGGACTACCTGCCAAGCCTTAAAAAGTTCGAAGGCATGCTGCTGTTTACTCAAAATCCGGTGGTATTGCAGAGCTGGGCACACCGGCTGGGTTACGCATTAATTCCGACAGGCTGCGATGGAGATAAGCATCATGAGCTATCTGTTATTGAAGCCATGATGCAGCACAACATCTGTAACGGGCAGGCCAACCAGAAAGTGTATGAAGCTTATGAAGATGGCGTGATCACGCCGGCAGAGTATGAAGAGATCCACAGCATTTTTTTAAGAATTATCGAATTTGCGACTGCGGCAGATCAGGCAGCCTACAAGCAGATGCAGAAATATACCGCCAATCTTAAAAGTGAAAAAGCCTGACGATCAAGGTCAGGCTTTTTCTGTTCAAACAGGCTGGAATGAACATAGATAAAGTTATCAAACCTATTTTTTAGATACAAGTTAATTTTTATTAATTCAAAAAAACCGCCCGAGTGAGCGCAAGGGCGGTAGTAATTCAGTTTAGTTAGGAAGTCTAAATGAATCAATTAAATGTAGCAGAACAAGTTGTTGATAGCAAATACGTTTTTATAGAACAAAAAGGAATTTTCATTACAGGTGACGTAGTGGTGTTTGCAAGCCGCATTGCGATGGAAGGGCTACAAACCGTCAAAGCCCAACAGAGCAGCCATTACTATCGGCTGGAAGGTAGGCAGATTGTGCATGAGCAGGATATACGTCTGGCCACACTCGCTGAACTCAAAGCCAAACGCCGATTGGCTGAACCGGTAGCATTATTTGTTACGGAGGCTCCATGAACCATCAGTTTGATGCACTGCCCGAATATAAGCAGCTCCAGCAGGTGCAATCCTTCTATGAGCCGGCGCTGCGCATATTAAACGAGCTGATCGAGCGCAACAAAGCCAACCTGCGTAAACGCGGCTATAACGAGGCCAATGCTGCACTGGCCCGGGACGAGTTCAAGGCGCAGATGTCCCGCCGTTTCAGAATCACGATGTACCTGTCGGCCCAGATCGAAAGCAGTCTGATGAGTGCCGGCAAAGTTAAATATTTCGGTGGATATATCCAGCCTGCTGATGCGGCTGGCCACCCTGAGGAAAAGGTGAAGCCATGAGCTTAGATGCAACCAACTGGGCCTGGAGAGTCGGACTGACCGAGAAGAAAGGCGGTAGTCGCATACCGCTGAAACGGCTCATCCTGCTCTCGCTGGCAGACCGTGCCGGTGAAGACCATTGCTGTTACCCCAGCATGCAGCGTCTTGAAAAAGACACCGGTCTTGAACGCAAGACTGTACTCAAGATTATTGCCGAGCTGCTAGAAGACCGGCTGATTATCGATACCGGTGAGCGCAAGGGCAGTACAAGACGGGTAAAAGTCTACCGGTTAAATGGGGTCAATGGACGCGAAACCATGCCAAAAACGGCACCATTACAGGAAAAAAATTTATCTGAAACAGTACCGGAAACGGAACAGTCCCAAAAACGGAATCATTCCGTTAACGGCATGTTGAATAGTGCCAATAACGGGACTTTGAATAGTGCCGTTAACGGGACACAGAATCTCCCAATGAATCTTTCAGAAGAATCTAAAAATAAAAAAGACTGGCTTTGCTTTAAAAAACTTCGTGAAGAAATTTTTCTGGCCGATGACAGCATCGATTTTGACACCCTCATGAACTCGAAGTGGTCTGAGCGGGAAAAGCGGGCCTTTGAAACCTACAACGTGGGCAAGAACATGAGCTGTGATCTGATGATCTATCACTTTGCTGACTGGCTGATTAACGCCTACCGGACCAAGTATTTAAATCCGCAGCAAGCTGCATCTGTTAAACCGGCAGGTATGGGAAGTCAGTCGAATCGGCTTTCTGAGAAACAGATCCACACCTTTGCCCAGAAGCTCTCACAGCATCCCGAATTCTCAGGACGTTTTAGCGAACCCGGTGAGTCATACGAAAAACTGGCCGCACGCATCGCCGTGAAACTGGCTGATCCGATACAGGCGAAGAAATGGGAGCCTTACCTGAAACAGGTAGGATTCAATGGTTCACTGGCAGCAGGCGCGTAATGACCAGTATGTCTCTGGCTGACTACCACAAGCTCTATGGCACTAAAAAACGTGCCAAAGCCAAACGGCAGAGCAAGGTGAAAGGGGAGAAGGTTGTAAGTGAGGGAGAGGCAAAGCTGGCCAGCGATCTTAAAGCGCTCAAGATTGGCTTCGTACAGGAGTTTTACTTTCACCCTGAACGACAATGGCGAGCAGACTTTCATATTTTAGAAACAAAGATTTTAGTTGAGGTGGAAGGCGGGATCTGGACAGGTGGCAGGCATACACGGGGTAAAGGGTTTATTCACGATATGGAAAAGTATAACGCGGCCACAGTGCTGGGTTATCAGGTTTTACGGTTTAGTACAGAGCAAGTGAAAAGCGGTTTGGCGGTTCGGCAGATTGAAAGGTTATTAGGGGACTTGAAGTAGATGAATACAGCAGTAGAGAAACAACACATTTTACAAACCGTTGACTGGTCCCGTTTTGATCTGGAAGGCTGGCTTTACCAGTTTGGTGCCTGGATGAATAGTCAGTACAGTGAGCCACGTAACCAGATGATTAAAACCCTCAAGTCTAAAAAACTGGGCAAGTTAAAACGTGAGCAACTGATTGGACGTTATATGGCAGATCTGGAGTATATGGAGACACCCAGAAAGGCCAAGATGGTATGCAGTATAAATGACAATGAAGCTCGTGCAGTACAACGCCTGATACTGGATATGCAGGGGCAGTCAGAGGTACTTGATGAATGGCTGGATGCGATTATTGATCGTTACTTTTATGGGAATTCATGGGCCCAGATGAGGACATCAAAGCGAACTGAAATGGATGCCAAGTATGATGTGCGCTGCGGACTGGCTGCACTGCATAGTCGGTATGGATTTATTCATTATAAAATAAAAAGATGAAATTAATTTATTAAGCTTTTAAAAACATATCCTCATCTGTCTTCATG